CGGAAGGGGGCTGCTCGAGAGCGGCCGCGGCCGGCTCCGGTGCTATCGGCTGCTTTTGAGCGGTCGAGATCTGTGAGACATCGAGGCCGTACTTAACAGCCAGGTCTTGGATATACCGGGCCTGTTGGGCCTTGGCCTCCAGGGCGGATCGCCAGTCGATGCCTCGGGCGCCGTAGATCTCATCGTAGGTCGTAATGCCGGCACCAAGCTCGTTAAGTTGGGCGGCAGAGTTGCGACCGACGTCGACGTTAGGGGCTCGGGGCGCCTGGATGGCCACCTCGTACCAGTCATCGGGGCTGTCGCGGAGAGTGGGATCGGTGCGGATGGCGTACTCCATGACGTATTCCCAGATACGTCGGGCGGCCGAGGCCATCACCTGGTGCCGGCTGCGGAACCACACTGACGACATATCGAGTGAGCCCCGGTAGACGGTGCCCTGCATCGACTCTGGGAATACCAGGACGTAAGGAATACCGACGCCGGCACAGACCTTCTCGGTCAGGCTCCGCCAGTACTCGCGCATATTGACGTTGGGGCGGTCAGCGGAAAACTGCTCGAACTCGTCGCCGGTCTTCATGACCTTGACCGAGGCGCCGAAGATGTTCTCGTAGTAGTTCTGCGCGGTCCCCTGGGAACCAGCAACACCGGATCGCAGGCTGGTTGCCTGGACCTCACCGGAGCTTGTCTTAATCACCTGGGCCACGCTGGAGGCGAGCTTGCAGGACTCCATCTCGAGCTTTTGCAAGTCGTCCAAGTCGTGCAGGTCGTTGATGACGCACGCAACAAAAGGCAGGCCGCGGAGCTGGCCGGCACGTTGGGCCTCGTAGATGTGGACCACCGAGTCGGAAGAAATGGATCGGATGTCGGTAAGCTGTCCCTGCTGCTGCTCCTGGCCGCAGAAAAAGGAGATGGCCCGACCCGTCTTGGGGTCGAATCGCACACCATCGAACACATCAGGAAGACCCTCCTGGCCATTGGGCGTGGAGACTTGCTGCGGCTCGATTAGCTGCAGGCGGGGCCGGCCGGTCTCGCCCTTGGTCAGGAGGATAAAACTTTCGCCATCGTAAAACCAACCACGGGCGGCCAATGACATCAGGGTGCCGAAAGACTGCCGGGATCCGATGTCAGGGTAGCGGCTCCAGGTGTCCCACCACTTTTTGGCTCGGAGATTCCACTCGGGATTCGAGCTGGCAGGCTGGACTGAGAAGTTCGATCCGACGGTGTAATTCTCGAACAGGTCGCCCAGGCGATTCATCACCGCGTTGTTCTGCTCGAAGAATCGGGACTTTCGGACGATCTGCTGCCGGGTCGAGGCAGTCACATCGAACCGAACCGAGGTGTAGCTGGTGTCCAGGAAGGACCGGCGGATCGAGTTAGACGCGCCTTCGTAGCGGTCGACAGGCGCCGACCGGAACTTGTTCAGGATTGTGTCGAGGAATCCCATTAGGTCATGCCGGTGCGGATGGTTCCCTCACGGCGGAAGTTGGAGAAGTCGCCGCCGAAACTGGTGGCTGCAACCAGAACCACGGCCACCATCTTGGTGTAGATCTGGGCGTCGGTGGGCGTAAGGTTGCCGTCCTGCTCAAGGTAATACACGGCCAGATCGTAGTCATCGACCAGGCTTTCCCACATCTCGACCATCTCGGATGGTGTGGGGGCACCTTTGCCAGGCTCGGCAAACTCTACCGAGACATCGGAGGATGAGGTCGACCGGACAACCTGGCCGGACTCGATCACTGTGGCCGCGGCGATAGACTTAGCAGCCAGGGCAGCCAGGAGCGTCACACCGCCCAGTGTCGCATAGACACTGCGGAGATAGGCCCTCTTGATGGCTACGGTAAACGTGAACACCTCGGGCGGATCTTCACCGATCCCAGGGTGACTTCAATAGGTTAGCTGGCTATTGACTCGCTTGACGTAACCAGATCATTCCAAAGCATCACCATGGCGAGCTGCATGATTTCGCAGTCGTGCAGATGGTCGGGCCACTTTTGGTTCCTCTTAACCCAGACGTGCTTGATGCGGCCAGCGCGATTGGCTTGGGGTCGTAGGACGTGAGAGTCCAGGTGACGCCAGTAGAGGTCGGGCTCGGCGATGTAGGCACCTTCGGCCTGGACGCTGGGCGGATCCTGATGGACGCCCCATTCCCGGTCGATGTCGCCCTTCCTTAGCCTGGAGAGCATATCTCGGAGGTGCTCGGTGTCGAACACCAGGAGGGGCTGCACCACGTCGGTCCGCATCGAGGAGGATGTCGACAGCCCGAAAGGGTGCACCGCCCCGGTAGATGCTGTGAACCGGGCGCCGGTCTCCCGGCCTTTGAGCGGCATCCAGCCAATCACCATGGGCTTGCGGAGGCCGCCCTCGGGAGGGTAGCGGAGGCCACAAGGGAAGTTGATCGGGTTGGAGGTCACCGAGGAATAGGAGGCACAGGCGTCGTAAACCGTCTGGGTGTTAAAGCCTGAGTCGATGCCGACATCCATGTCATGGACCTCGAGGGCCACCTGCACCCGGCGGAGGGCTGCGAAGTCATCGGCATGGCCGGCAGCAATCAGGGTAGAGTTGCCGTCTTTCCACTCGCGACACACCCACCACAAGAACGGCGCCACGGCCTGGACGTCGGCGGTCAGATAGCGGCGGCCGCCATCGACGGTCACGGTGGCCGCGGTCTCGGTGCGCTCCTGCTGCACGTCCTGCTGCTCCCAGGGCTCGGCCAGGTTGCCGTTAATGAAGCCTTGGAGGCCGGCCATCGATGCCTTGGCCTCGAGGAATGAGACCGCCAAATATCCCCAGGTGCACTTGCGGTCGGGGCTGTAGAGGCTGCTCAGGTGGTAGGACCGCACACCAGGCATGGCGTTGGGATTCTCTGGGCGCCATTGGCCGTGTCGTAGGGCTGCCACCTTGTGAGAGTCGGTAATTTTGCCCTGGCAGAGCTGGCAGACGTAATGGGCCGAGGCTCGGATCTTGCCCAGGTCGTGCTTGCCGTCCTCGGCCTTGGCGTCGTCCCAGGTCACCTGGCGCCATTCGAGTTTAATGTACTCCCGGCAGTGGGGGCACGGCAGGTAGTAGCGGCGCTGGTCACCGCGGAGGAAGCGCTGCCAGATCCGGCCTTCGACCACCGTCGGTGTGCTGGTCATAAAGGCTTTGGAGCTTGAGAAGCTCTTGAGTCTCTGCTCGGCCAGGTCGAGGGCGTCGGCCTCCCGGGCGGTTGCCTCAGCAAATTTGTCGACCTCGTCGGCGATGAGCACCCGAACCGGGCGGCTGGCCAGGTTGGCCGGGCTGTTGGATCCTACGAAAGTCAGGGTCGACCTGGTGAAGTTCTGCTCGAGGTTGGTGATCTTGTCGGCCTCGGCCGGGTAGCACTCAAGCATGGCTGGGCTGTCCTCGAGCATGGGTAGCCAGCGGGACTTCGAGAATGACCTGGCCAAGGACTCGGTAGGCATCAGCCACAAGGCCGGGCTCGGCTCGTTGGCGATTAGCCAGGCCAGGCCGGCCATGAGGGTGGTCGTCTTCGAGGTCTGCGATCCCCAGCACAGGGTCACCTCGTAGACCGTCGGGTCTTTCCAACATTCCATGGGCTCCCTGGTGTAAGGCCGTACCGAGGTGCTGAATGGCCCGGGGTGCTCGGTTTGCCGTTGGGTCAGCCGGAGTGATGCCTCGGCCCAGTCGACCACGGTCTGCATGGGTGTCGGCCGGTAGAGGTTTCGGCGATAGTCCAGCAGGGAGCGCTGGAGGTCGGTCAGGTTTTCCATGGGTGCTCTTGATAGATTCACAGGGCGCATCCTCCTTCACACTCGAAATTAAATGCCGACTGGCCGCGCTCGTTGTCGGTTAGGTGAACCTCCTTGAGAGGGTGGCAAGACTTGTGAAGATAGAGTTTGTCGTCGCAGTTGCGATTCATGACAACACCGTCAACTCGGAGCGCGTCGTCAATTTGCACTGCCCGATTCCAACCATCTGAGTCGGTGTCTCGCAGTAAGAGCCATTCGTTGTCAGACTTGTAAGGGCAGAATACGCAAGCGGATCTTGGAACCGTGTGG